TGGAGGACCTTGCCTTCAAGGGCCTGGAGAACTTGTTGCCAATTCTCCCCAGAACCCCATCCATGCTTCTGACCACCAGCTTCGGCCATGGTGAGACGTTGTGTGGATCTTGCACTTCCATCAGGACACACCTCCACGATGCGTTCGCAGAAGACCCCACGGGGGGAGAAGAAGGATTTGGACTTGTTGATAACAAGTCCGGCGGCTTCCAGATTGGTTTCGTACCGATCTGCCGTCTTCCGACTCCAGAACCCTATGAGGTCGTCTCCACATATTGCGTAACTCTCCTTGGTTGCACCAGCGTGCCATGCTGCCCATCCGTTGATGAGGCAGAGTATCGGCCAGCTGATGCCCTCACCCATGTGGATACCCCGCGAAGTCATCTTTTGACTCGCAGTATTCCAGTGAGGTCCAAGCAGCCTCCATCCCATATCATGCAATCGCATGTCAGTCCCTTGGGACTCACACCACAGTGTCCAACACTGTCGGGCAAGGTCATGGTGGATGAAGTCTGTCGCTGCCGAAAGGTCAGCGGAGTAGAGTTTCGCTTCCGTGTGTTGAGCGTCGAGCTTGATCTCTCTGCCATTGAGGATGTCACCTGTGCACTTCAGTCCCTTTAATAGGGGAAGGAAGCATGCAGTCAGGAGACGACTTCCATGGACGGAGGGAGCATCATGGAGGGTGGCGACGCGGATCTTTGCACCACTCTCAACCAGTGCTAGGGGTTCGAGATGAGGAGTAGCAGTTTCCCCCATTACGGCAAGGGCATAGCCCCGCCCCGTTGTGGGCGCTTGCTGCTCCGATACTCTCCACCCATACACTGGCTGTACCCCATTGGCTAGGTTGGCCCATGTTTGGGGAGGCAACACGGACTCCACCCGGAGTCTGCACGAAGGTCCATGCAGGATCCTGTCCTTGAAGAAGGCAGTTTCCGGATCAGAGTGTAGGATGTTGGCAAGGAGTGTGTTCTCGGGGTGATGAAGCAGTGGTTGTTTAATTTCAAACCACGGAGCCTCATCACCATGATAACGCTCAAGCAACGCTTGATAGCACCCTTTCGCCTTTCTCGTGTAGCCTATACAGGCATTATAGCTTGGGAGTGGATAGTGGGGATCTGACTTGGACTTTGCACATGCTGGCCCGATGACATTGAGA